GGTCTCGCGCGCGATGAAGGTCTCGGTCTGGCTGCGGTTGCTGGTATCGGGCAACTCACCAGAGGGCAGGTACTGGATGAGAGTCGAAGTAGCCATGTGGATCAGGCCTCCGCGTTGATGAGAACGCCGTGGCTGGCCAAGTGGCCGGTCACGAGCTGCATGCGACAGAAGACCTGCGCAGCCTCAGTGGCGGTGCCGGGAACCGGCATCATCTCGCTGAGGTTGAACCAGCCGTCGACGTCCGCGTACAGCTGGAACATGTCCGAGCTGAGCGCGTAGGCAGAGACAGGCACCGCACCCATCGCCGAACCGGCGTTGGCGGTGAAGCCAAGGTTCGGGTCGACGTAGATCTTCGCGCCGCGCCACATGCCGACCATGTCGGCATCGAGGCTCGAGCGGTCGGACGCGCTGATGTACTGCACCTGCGACTGCTGCTGCGCCTGGAAGGCGCCGTAGCAGGCCGGGCTCATCAGAATGATGTCCGGAAACTTGCCGCCGGGATGGAACAGCTGGCAGTTGATCATCAACTGGTCCAGATGGCTCAGGTCGAAGGCCGCGCCGCTGTTGAAGAACTGGTTGAACCAGTTTTGACCGCGGAACGTGGTCTTGGCCAGACCGCCGACGACGTCGACCTGGCTGTTGCGGACAACGCCTTCGAGCCAGCCGGTAGTGTTGGGGGCCACGGTGGTAGTGCCGTTGCCGTTGAGCGTCTGAAGCGTGTTGATCGTGCCGGTGCCCCGGATGACCTGCTCGTTGACGGCCTTCTTCAGCGAGAGCATGACGTTCTTCATCTTGCTCTCAAGGATGTTCACAACGGCGAGATCGCCTTTGTTCGCAGCCTTCTCGACCGCGCTCAGCACGATGGGCTGGGTGAAGTTCGAGTATTCGTACTTCGCTGCGTTGAAGGGGTCGGTCACGGCGAGCGAGACCGGCTCAAAGCCGTTGTTCAGCACGCTGATCTGGCTATGGTCGCCGAAGATCACGGGCTGCTCAACGCGGCTACCGCCGTTGACTTTGACGAGGTTGCCCGACTGCTCGATGGCGCGGAACAAGGGGTGCGAAACGAAGCTGTTGTCGATCAGCTTGTCGCGCAGAAGCTGCAGCGTAGTCGAAAGAATCGACGGGTTGATGGGCATGATGCCCTCCTTGCGGTTGGTTGTCGGTTGTGGGGGCGTGTCCGCTACCGGATGCCGCTACAGGACGCCGCAAAGGGGTAGTCCGCGCAGCGCAACGGTAGCGCAACGTCAACGACGATGCAACGACTGCGCCAGAGCGTAGATGTCGGCCGCGCTCATCGAGCGGACTTCACCCTTCGCCGGAGGCGATGCCGCGGCGCCCTTGCGAGGCAGGCCGGTCCCGCGCTGCGCAGCCTCACGCTCCGCTGCGCGCCGCGCCTTGTCGGTCTCTGCGGCCTTGGCTGCAGCTTGCCGCGCCTGCTTGCCCTTCGCGGCCCAGTAGGCTGTCTCAAGGTCCAGGCTTGCGTTCGTCTCGAGCAGATGCTGCACCTCGGAGCGCAGGCCGGTGTCGGTCTTCAGGTCGCTGTGCTCGGCAAGAAAGCTGTTGTAGGTCTCTTCCGCTTTGACCTGTTCGTATTCCCGCTTCATCGGCTCGAGCACGGCCTGCAGCCGCTTCGTGACCTCGGCCTCGATGCGCGCTGCGATCGTAGACTCGTTAAACGGGTCGTACTCCGGAAGCGAGTCCGGAACTTTGAGCTCAGCGTGCCCCTTGAGCAGCGCTTCACGCTCAGCAAGGAAGTTCTTGCGCTCGCTGGCAAGCTCCTGCGTCTTCTTGGTGTAGTCCGCCTGCATCGACTTCATCAACTGGCGAATGTCGGGCGGAACCTGCTTGAGCGCATCCGCCCAGGACAGGCCGCGCCGTTCTGGCTTGCCTTCGGCCTCGACTTCGAGCTCGACTTCTGCGGCCTCGACTTCTGGCGTGGGCGCCGGTGCATCGGCATGCAGCGACGTCGCTTGATCGAGCACAGCTTGAGCGGTTGACGGTTGGCTTGGCGCACTTGCGGTCGGAGTGGTCACGATGGACTTCCTTGCGTGGGGGTGATGTCAGTCTTGAGCCCAGGTCGCTCGCTTCCGGCTCACATCGCCAGCCCTGAGCACGTAGCTGTCGTAGTAGCCCTTGTTGAAGCCTGGAGCGATCTTGAACCGCTTGCGGCGCCCGAACGCATCCTTGGGTTCGAGCACTTCAAGGTCACGGATGCGCCCAACGATGAACGTCCGCCAACCTGGCATCTGCCCGTTGGCGCGCTCGCTCGGTGTCGCGTCGGCCCGCCTGCGCAGCGTGTTGCTCTGCGAAGCGCTCTGCGGGTCGATGTACATGTGCAGGTACGGTAGGCCGTTCGGGCCGTAGAACAGCGCGTGCGGGTTGCCGACGCGCAAGCCCTTCACGCCGATGATGGAGCCATCCCGACGCACCCACAGGTCGGTGTACTGAAAGCGCACGGGAAGCATCTGGTCGATCGCTTCCTCAAGGCCCAGCATCGCCGACACGGTCCCGCCGACGCCCTCTTGCCGTAGAACCGTGAAGTCCGTCGGCACAACGCGCCGCTGGTTCGCGCCAGCGAAGCCGAACACTTCGGCAACTGTGTTGACCAGCGCCGATTCGGCGGCCTTCTTCGCAAGACCACCGACTGCGCTTGTGAGCGTGCGAAAGAAAGCCATCGTGAACCTCAGCGCATGCGAGAACGGAAGAGAGCATCGGGACTCGGCTTCTTCTTGACCTCGATCTCAACCTCGCCTTCTTCGCCCTCGCCTTCTTCCATCTCGCCTTCGACCTCGACCTCACCGCGCTTCTCCATCGCCATCTCTTCGGCGAGCGGTTCGGCCTGCTCTTGGTCGACCTCAAGGAAGGCTTTGAAGCGCGGGTCGTTGGCGAGGCCCTTCAAGTGGGCGGTGATGACCGTGAGCTCCTTGTCGCCCTTGATGTCGGTGAGCTCGACCGGGATCGGCTTGCCGTAGTCCTGAGCCATCGCAGCGACCATGGCGAGGAAGCGCACATCATCGGGCTCAAGCTGCGCGACTGGGCCCGTGTACTCTTCGACCTCAACGCCCTCGATGCCGACCGCCTCGAGCACGGCCTTGAGGGTCTCGGCAAGCGCCTTGACTACCTTCGGGCTGTAGGGCCGGTCTGGCTTCGGGACCATGGCGGCAAGCTCCATGCCGACCATCTCGTCGCTGTCGCGCGCGGCTTTGCTCAACTCACCGGGGAGCTTGGTCATCACTTCAAGGGGCATCTCAGACTCCTTCGATCGGAAGCGGGGCGGGCGCCCCTTCGGGGGTGGGGGGCTGTGCGGCCTCGACCGCTTTCGCGAAGGCTTCGGGCAGCTGGTAGGCGCGGACGAGCTCGGAGAGCACCGCTTCACGTGGCGCACCAAGCGAGAGCAGCAACGGCGCCAAGCGTTCCAGGCTCTGTTGCCGTGCCATGTCGCTCATCGGCGTGGTGCCTGCGTCAACGGCCCAGTAGCTGAAGTCGCCTGTCAGGTCATCGGCGCTCAGATTGGTCGGGCCGACCGGGTTCGGGAGGGCAAGCGGCTCCGCTTCGTCGCCCAGGACAACCGACAAGATGATGTTGTACGTCGACGCGATGCCCGTGATCACGCTGTCTCGGATGCGGGCCATCCGGCCGATCTCGGAGCTCGTGTAGGCCGCAAGCAGCTGCTGTTCGGTCGCCGTTGACTTCGTGACCTCGCCCCGCGTGAACGGAGCCAAGAGGCCAGCGTCGCGAATGTCGCTGTCAACCGTGACCGCGTAGGCTGCGATGTCGCCAGGGATCGGCGCTTGTGGAACCGGCGTCATGTTCCCGTCGAGCGGTTGACCTGGCTGCAGGTCGACTTCAATCATCTCGCCGTCGAGGCCTTGCGCGATCTTCGCAGCCGCATCCTCGGACAAGAAGCCGGCGCGTACCATCCATTGCCGCGCCATGCGCCGGACGCCCTGCGCTTGGTAGCTTCGGATGAGGTTCATCTCTCGGAACTGGTCACGACTGCGAGCGAGCAAGCTGTAGCCACGCAACGGGCTGTCAGGGTCACGGGAGAAGTACAGCGGGATGATCGGAACAACAGGCCTGCCCGATGCGGACTTGAACGGGATGCCCGTGGTCTCGTGCTGGAGCTCCGCTTCGGGCGCACGCTCATCGGCTGCGACGGTCGCCTCGAGGGCGCCGACCTGAACCTTGACGCCCTGAAAGACGAACGTGTCAGGCTTGCGGAAGTCCTCGCTCCACACGAGCAGCTTGTCGGCCTGCAGGTCGTACATCTCCACGATGCGAACCCACTTCTCGTTCGTCGGCATGCTGCTGTCGTTGGGGTTCAGACCGAGCATCGTGCGTCCACCGATCGTGGAGCTGGCGTCGATCCACTTCTGGTAGACCCGTGGCGAGAAGTCAGTCTCCGGTCGATCGTAGCGCACCGCAGCCTCGTCGAGCGGCATCAGGTACACGTGGCCCACATAGCGCTGTTGGTCCCAGCTGCAGGCCGTGGCGTCGACAATGACCTCCCAGGGAGGCAGCGCAGCGGACGCCACGCGCTTGAGCGGGTCAACGCTCTCGACTGGGCTCAGCTTGATGAACGAGCACGGATAGATGAGCGCAAGGCGGGTCGCGTCCTCGAGCTGCTCTCGGATCGTGAGCAGGTACAGGTTCGCGGTTGCCTCAGCGACGTCTGCGTTGCCGCGCGCGCGCACATCGGGCTGCACGAAGACAGCCGGGTTCTTGGCATACAGCGAGCCAAGGTAGCTCTCCACGACAGCGTAGGCCTTCGGGACCTCGGTGCGCAGCACGCCCTCGACAACGTTCTCTTCCTTGGCCCAGAAGTCCGTCATGTAGAGGCGACGCAGTTCGCGCATCTCTTCGCGCCGGTTGGTCCAGTACAGGTCGTGTTGACCGACGATGTCGGCAACGTGCGCAGGTGTGAGCATGGGACCTCAGAAGGGCAAGGCAGCGGAGCGGATGCGCCGCGCGCGGGAAGCTGCGAGCAGGTCGTCTATCCGCGTGCGCCCAGACTGTAGCGCGGTTGTGCGCCAGCTTGACGGCACATCACGCAGGCAACGGTAAGCCAGGGCCATCGCCATCGCCGCATCATCGTGCGCTCCCTTGGGCGCCTCTGGCGCAACCTTCCCCACTGGGATCGTCAAGCTGCGGAGCTCAAGCCAAGTCGGCCGATCGAGCATCTTCACGAGCGGCAACGACTCGCGCAGCGTGTCGAACGCATCGAGCTTGCTCTGCAGCGTCGTGACCCAAGGCTTGCCCGTCTTTGGGTCGCGCCACTGTGCGTTGTAGCCGCAGGACTGGAGCTCAAGCAGCAACGCATGGCCGTGGTTGTTGCTCTCGGCCAACATGAGCGCTTGGTTGTACCTGGTCGCGACCTGGATGCAGCGATGCGCCCAAGCCGAAGGGGTGACCTTGTTGTTGCGCTCGGTGTAGACGACTTGCGACGTCGCAACCGACACGACGCACAGCGCGCTGTAGTCGCCACCAACGCCGCCACCAACGTCTACACCCATGACGTAGCGATCGTGCGGGTGAGGCTTCTCGATCTCTCGCCCTGCGTTCTCTCCATGCAGCGCGTGTTCGAGCACGTTGACCTGCGCAAGCAGCTCGTCGCCGTAGTAGCCGCCCTCGCGCTCAAGGAAGCAGTCATCAATCGAGGCCGGGTACTCCCGCCTGAACTTGTGCTCGCTTCCCAGCCGAGCACATGTGCGGCGCCTCCAGTGGAGCTGGCCAAGACTCAGGCCGTAGGCTTCGCGCTGTGCCTTCTCCGCATCGGTCAGACTCGCCTCGAAGTCGGCCGGGATGAGCGCAGGCCCGTCCGCGTAGGCTGGATGCTCATGCCAGAACATCGTGAGCAGCGTCCATCCGTTCTCAGGCGCGCCGCGAACGAGCGAGCTGTAGAAGTCGGCTGGGTTGTTGGCGGTCGACTCGACGATGAGCAGGCCATCCCCTACTGCAGCGTCGACCTGCGCCAGAACTTCTTCGAGGTCGGGAGCGTATGCAGCCTCGGAGATGAGCGCAGCCGCTGGCGTGAACGAACGCAGGCCGGTCTGAGAGCGGCTCGTGAAGGCCTGCAGGCTTGCGCCGGTGTCGCCGTACACGAGGCGAGCTCGTGCACGGGTCTCGACAGGCCTGGTCAACAGCGAGGGCAGCTGGTCAAGCCAGCGCCGGTTGTCATCGAGCAGCATGACCGCGCTGTCATCCCGCATCGAGATGACCGCATGCATCGCAGCGTGCGGAGTCGTGTAGGCCTTCCAGTGCATCACCATCTTGGCGCCGGTTGTCGCTGCGACTTGTCGCGCCTTGAGGATGAGGATGCGCTTGTGCCCTGCCTTGACCGCTTCGAAGATCTTGACCTGCATCGGCAACGGCACGAACGGCACAAGCTGCTTGCTGTCCTTGTCCTGCACTCGATGCAGCCGCGCGAACTTGTCGGCATCACTGACCAGTTGCGCGACTGCAGCGCGGTGCGGAATCGGGACGGCGCCAGGGACGAAGGCGACCATCAGCTCACCACACGGAGCACAGCCTCAAGCTCGGCCATCGCCTGCTTCGTGCCCTCGGTCTTCGGCTGCGCCTTCGCGAACTCGTAGGCTTTGTCGAGCGTCCATTGAGCCGCCCGCACCGCTGTCGCGTTGCCCTCACCGGCCTCGAGCGTCTCTCGGAGCAACTGCAGCGCGCGCTCGGTGAGCACAGGCAGCGCGGCCTCGATGAGCGCGACCGGGTCGGGGGGCGGTGGCGGCTTGGTTGCCTTGTACCAGTCCGCCCACTTGTAGAGGTTGTCCACGCCCCAACGCTGATACACGTTGTTGCCGCTTGTCACTCCCTCCGAAAGCACGGCCCTGTGGTCCTTCTCATTGTCGACCATCCAAGACACAACGCGCTTCTGCGAGTCGGTCAACTCGTCCCAGCTCTGCGGCTCTTTGCCGTCAGGCAGCCTAATCACGGGCCTCTTGATGCTCATCGGCAATCCTGCGTGCAGGGTACTGCCCACCGTCGTTGCCATGACATCGGCGCGACGGCTGCGACCAACAGCATACCGCCGCGCCTAGTCGCCGCCCACTTGCCGGCTACTTAGCAATCGCTTCCTCCGGACTTGCATGCACCGCCGTCAGACGCACCATACCCCAAAGCAACCCGTCAGCGGGTTGTGTACTTCGACCAAAAGTTGGCCCTCGAAGCTCCATCCCGGATGCGCCTCTTTATACTTTTTCGCAGCCTCAAGCTCGCTTCTCACTCGCACTTCTTTGCGGGGCGGCTGCCCCATCACGTTTGTGCAGATGTATGTCGTCAGCTCTGCGCGTTTTGTCTTTGTTTTCATCACCGCACCTCCTTGTCGGCGACATGCTCGCCCCGCGCGATGGCGTCCGCCCACTGCCACGTGCTGCCTCGCCCATCGTCCTCGATGGCCTGCAGCCAAGCGACAATCGCCGCGCGTTCATGTATGGCTGCCCGATCAGCGCGCTGATGAGCGGAAGGGATGCGCGATAGGTCGAAGCCAACTTCATACGCACCGGGGTTCACTTCGTTCACACTGCGTTGACGCACATCGACAAGCACACCTTGAGCTCGCAAGCTGCGATGCGCTCTGCCTACTGAGCGTTCACAGCGTCCGATGAGCGCCGCGATCTGCCTATAGCTACAGCAGCTTCGAGTGCGTTTTGCAGGCTTGTCATCACAGGACTGAACGAGCAGACAGCCCAAAACCGCGCGCTCTGTGATGCTTAGGCTATTGCCGGCCCAGATGCCACGGAGTTCAGCGACACGATCAAGATGGACACGGCCATTCATCGCGCACCTCGCTTTACCGCCGGCCCTACAGTCCACACGTGCTCTTCGGGCCGAACAACAGGCTTGACCTGCTTCGTGCAAGGAATCGCAGCTGCAGCAACAACCGAAGGCGCGCAACGCCCCTCGAGCTGCATCTGCCACAACACGGCGGCCTCTGCCGCTTGGATGGCTCCGGAGCGCCTGAACTCGTAGTCTGCCTGCTCCATGTCTCGCCTTGTGAGCTCGTCGATGTGCGCTTCGACCTTGTCGACAGCGATGCACAGCGCGGCTGCGATGATCACGATGATGCCGCGTGCGGCCTTTGCGGTGTCAGTCATGGTTGCTCCTGTCGCTCGCCTCGTTGGATGTGGCGGCATGCTGTAGTATGCTGTAGCATGCTAACCGTCAACCGGCCCGGATGATTCTTTTTGCGACCGCCGCTGCAATCTCGTTGGGAGCAGCGCAGTAGTGCCGCTTCTTGTCGGGTAGCGGCGGCTCTGGCTCATCACCGAGCAAGCGACCAAGCCAAGGCACTTCGGTCTTGGCCCACTTGACCAGGTCTTCGGG